GCCTGCGCCTGCTGGCATGGTGCTTGGCAATTGCTGCTCCATTGGCATGGCAGCACGGGACAGGAGCGTGTTGTAGGACTCCTTGGCCGTTGCCTTGGTGTCGGGCATCACCTGCTTGCCGTAGCTCGGGGCCAACTTGATGGCCAGGTTGGTGTAGATGGCCTCGTTGGAGCTGTCCGGCACGTTGGTCTGCTCATCTAGATCGCTTTCCTGTGGGCTGGATGGCAGCGGGTAAGCCAGACGAATGCCCAAGGCATTCCAGGCGGCCAGCATGGTGTCCAGCCTGCGCAGAGCAGATTGCATTTGCTCTGGGCCGAGGTCGAAGGCATAGGATGCCAGGCCAATCTCATCGAAAGCCTGCTCAATAAATTGGCGCTTGGTCCATCCCATGTCATTCTCCTGTAGACAGTCTGTCCTGGATCAATTGTCCCAGCTTTTTATCCTTTGTGCGACCATCGAACCTGATTCCAAGTTCTGTGGCCTTAGCCTCTAGCTCAGTGCGGGTTGGTGGCGCATCATCCCGCGGTGCAGCTTGCATCTCAATGATTGGGGCATCAATGCGGGATGGGTAATACTGCTTGATCGCTTTGCGCTCAAGCATCGCAATCTTTTTGGCTTTGCGCTTTTGCAGCCGCAACTCTCGCCACGGGGCAAGAGTTTTGGTCTTGACGATTGCGGCTGACTTAATCATTTCATTTTCTTCATCGGTGCTTTGCTGGGCTTGCCTGCGGCTTTTGCTGCCTTGGCTGCCGTGCTAAGTGCCATTGCAACAGCTTGCTTTTGTGGCTTGCCCGATTTCATTTCCATCGCAATGTTCTTGCCGATGGATTTCTGAGAGTAACCTTTGGTCATTGGCATGTCGTTCTCCATTAAAAAACAGGCCAACATTTCTGCTGGCCTGTTTTTTTTACTTACATGATGCGATACACAATGAATGTATCGGTCGCAGTCTTGCGGATACGGTAACGTGCCGCAGCACCAGAAGTGGCTCCGGTAGCTGCTGCACCCACAATGGTTACGCCTGTGTTAACCGTGATGGTCAAAGCAAACGCGGCCAAGGTAATGACGCTAAAGTCGAACGAATCGTCAACAGCGAATACCGTTGCCGCCTCAAGCGCCGCAGCAGTGGGCAACTGAATGTTGCGTCCTGTTGTTGGCGTTGCCGTAATAATACTGGTCAGCAAATCAGCAGCAGTCATAACCATTGAGCCGCCGTCGGCGATGTTAGCCGGTGCGGGTTGGTTTTGCCAGTTGCCATTGTTGCCGATCTGTGGTGCCGTACCGACTGAGTACAACGCCCCCGACGCACCAGCTTGAATAGTTACGCTGGTGGCGTTGGTGAATGCTGACGAGATGTAGGTGGCGTTATCTACAACAGTCAGCAGATCTTGCGAATCAGGGAAATTGGGGAAACCAACTTCCTGAAACACACTGGCTGGTGAAAATGCTTGAATTGCGATTTTCTGGCCAGCAGGCACAGTAACAGTGGCGGTGCCTTGGGTGAAAATTACTTGATAGCTCATGATGACTCCTTATGCTTGACCGAACAGCAAGATACCAGACATTTCTGGCTGCTTATTAACCACGCCGAACAAGGTATCGAGACGATACTTGGTCTTCATCGTGTTCACATCGTATTGCTTCTGCATGACCAGCTCGATGCCTTGGTCAGTGCTTGCACGCATCACTGCGACACCAGCATCAGACGGGACAGCATAACGGCCAGGCAGAATCTCCAGAGCATCTTTCTGCCAGAAGCAGTTGATGGGTGCTGCAGCCACGTTCAAGCGCGTGATGGTGCGGCCAGAGGCAGCAGTCACGATGACGTTTTGGTATTGCAGTTCTGCATCAGTGCCACCCTGAGCCGAGATGATCGGTGGGGTGATGACGCATGTCGTGGCGTTAATCACTTGCACCACACGGAAGGTCTTGGAAAAACCAGTACCCTGTTTGGTGATGTGATGAACAGCCTCAACGCCTTGAATCTGGATCGGCGTGCCTGCTGGCAGGTCGGTGGTGCTAGAGACCGTGATGGTCTGGAAGCGGTTGTCCACGTTCTGGGTCTCGCCGGTAGCAGCGGTCTGGGTTGCTTGCGGAACGTAGTAGTTGCCAGCAGCAGCCAAGGTGCTCATCGTCGGGTCTGAACCAGTGCGAGCTGCGATGCGGTTTGCATAATCCAGCTTGTAGGTGTCAAAACCTGCAACCATGCCGACATAAGAACGCTCGAAAGCGTTGTTCGACTTGTTGCCTGCGAAGCTGCGGGACACAGATGCACCACCAGCGCCACCAGCGATGTTGCCAGCGATGCCGTTGTAGTCGCGTGAGGACAGGGCCAGGTAACGATCAAAGGCTTGGACGCCCTGCTCGTTCATGATCGAGTCGCACAGAGCCACATCGTCGTAGTCACCAGCAGCGGTGTTCACGGTCACGACCAGCGAGCCTTGGGCTGCGGCCACGTTCATGATGGCAATGTTGATGTCGGAGGCCAGCTTTTGCTTTGCAGCTTCGCCCAGGCGACCTTCTTGCAAAGCGTCACGCAACTCAAGCGCATCCAAGATGAACGGAACAGACTTTTGAAAGCCGAGCGTTGCAGGGACGGAGAGCTGGGTGTAAGCCGTGAAGTTGCCGGTCTGGTCCATGCCATCGTACGACTGTGCGATGTAGGGCTGGGGACGGTAGATCACGTTGTTGGTGCGTTCCATCATCGAGCCGTCGGTGTTGTAGACGGACACGTTGCGGGACAGTACCAGCGCGTCATTGAAGCCTTCGAGGATGTCCTCGAACGCAACGCGCTCTTCTTTTGAAAAACTATTAGACATTTTGATTTCCTTTCAGAAAATTACTTGGGTGCTGATCGTTTCTGCGCCCGATACTGAATGACTTTCGTCATGTTGCCAGTACGGGCTGCTTCTTCTCTCAGCCGTTCTAGGGTTGAGTCCACCGCACCTGAAGATCTTCCAGTTCCCGAGACGATACGCTCTGGTGCGGGTGCTGCTCTGCGATTGGTAACTTTCAATTCTTTCTCCAGTTTCGCTACCGCAAAGGCAAACTTTACGGGGTCTTTGATGTCAGACAACTCCTTGGCCTTCTTCGGGTTCTTGCCAAGTGCGTAGACGACAAGAGCAGGGTTATCTGCACCTTGCAGCATGACGCCTTGCTGGGTGATGTTGAAGAGTTCCTGGGCCACGGCCTCGGCATCTTCAAAATCCTTGACTCGCAGCTCAGCTTTCGCCTTACCGTAGCCATCCAGCTTTGCCTTCCACGCCTTCTGCTGATTCATAACTTCAGCTTCCTGCGCGGCCTGCATCTCGTCGGCTTTTCGCTTGCGCTCAAACCAACCGGCCAGTGCATCCTCGAATTTGTCAGCGTCGTAGTCGTGATCTTCCAGCTTCGGCTTTGGCCCCAGCACGACCGGCTTGGTCTCAGTCTGTGCGGTTGTCTGCAGCTTGCTCTGTAGCTCTCGGTTCTGACGTTGCAATTCTCGGTTCGTCTTACGCAGCTCGCGTACCCATTCAGGCGCATGAGTCTGTTCTTCGGGAGGTGGCGCTTCCTCACCAATGCTGACAACAACTTCTTCGGTATCTTCAGTTTCCACCTCGTCAACGGGTTCGCTGACTACGATTTCCTCTTCTTCTACCTCGACTTCGCTGTCATCAATTTCTGCCTTTTCATTCATCTTCAACCCCATCAAACTCACCCATTAAAAACGGCTGGGTGGACACCGTTAATTACATTCTCGCCCTTTTTCTGTCATCTGACAACGGGCTGCACAATCTGGCCGCGCAATATCTCTTGCACGGCCTCTGCATTTGTAAGTGCCATATTCTGGGCAGTCTCATCGACCTTACCGAGCGTCTCGAGCGTCTTGGCTCGGCTGAGTTCCGCATCGGCCACGGTCTTGACCGTGTTGGCACGGGCCTGCGCCGCCTTGGCGATAGCCTCCTCTGACGCTGCCTGAAGGTACATTGCATTCGGGTCTTGGGGCTTTCCCTGCATCTCGGCCATGAGTTCCTGGGCCTCTTCCTCGGTGGGCTGGACCACGCCCATGCGCAGCAGCTTCTTGCGAAAGTAGGCGTTTGTGTCGCTGAGGCCTTCGCCTTCCATGTTCATCATGGCCATTGCGGTCAAGACTTGCGCAGTCTCTGGGTCTTGC